CATCACCATCACCATCAACTTTTATATTTTTATCTTTATCTGTTATAGGAATAGGTTTGTTTTTAGTTTCTGTATCTTTTTGTTTTACAGGTGCAGGTGTTGAAATTTGACCAGCATAAGGATTTAATACTTGCCCAAAATTAGTTGGATATTCTGGAGTAGGTTCTTGTCTTTTTGTTTGTGATGCATACGGATTAACAACCTGACCAAAATCTTTAGGTGCAGGAGTTGTAGATGGTTCAGCATCAGGCTTTACTGGTGTAGGTTCTTTTTCGACTTTCTTAGGTAATACCGGTTCAGGTTTTACATTAGATTGTGGTTCTACTTTTGGTTGTTTTTTTGGATCTTCTTTTGTTTCAACTTTAGGTGGATTATCAACTAAGTCTTTTAATTTTTTAACCCAATCAATATTTCTTTTAGTTGCTGTGTCTTTTTGTTTTTTTAACTCGTCAACCTCACCTTGTAATTTCACACCTTCTTTTGCCAAAGAGTCAATATAAGCATCTCTGGCTTTTCTATCTTTTCTTGTTTCTACTTCATTTACATCTATGCCAAAAACATCTAATGCCAACCAACTTGCAAACGATTTTGTTGAAGTGACAATTAAGTCTTTAGCCTGAATTAAGAAAGATGAAACATAGTCGATTACTATGGATGGTATAGTTGAAAGTCTTGAGAAAAATCCTCTAACAGTTTTTTCATCTACTATACCTGTAGATGTAATCATATCAAAAAAGAATTTCGATACTTTGTCAAATGCACCAGCCCAATCAATATTTTTAAATGCGTCTTCAGCGCCAGCCCAAAAATCTATTGCTTTAACTTTGATTGAAGAAAATGCATCACTAATAACTTCACCAAGATTTGCAATACCAACTATCACTGTGCCTACAGTATATGTCAACATCCAAAATAATAATTCAACAATTCCTCCAAATGAAAAAGAACTTTCTTCTTCCCCGTCTTCATTTTTCTTTTTAGGTATTCTGACAAAGAGTTGTTGATTTGCTCTAAATGCAGCCACATCTCTACCAAAATTTGTAGGTTCAGAAGGTTTAATTCCTTCCAATTTCAATAATTTTATAAAACCATTACTAATTTTTTTGAATTCTTGTGCAAGAGTTTTAAATGATAAACTCATTTTAGCAATGATTTTTAAAGACGCCTCTATCTCCAAGCCTTCTTTTTCAGACTTTACTTTTGATAGACCACTATCTTTTTTAAGTATCTTCTGTGAAAATACTGATCCAAAAATATCTTTTAACATGTGACTCTATTCAATAAAAGGTTTGCGGCTTGAACTTCTTTTTGTTGTGGCACATTTTTAAATTTAAGTATATTGATATTTCCAACTTCAGTAATATTTGTTACATCGTATTCTGTAGGTTTCATTTGCTGACGATGACCCAAAAACATTTCTTTTGAATCATATATCATTTTTTTACCAGTTTCTGGTTCTACAACAGTAAATGCGTTTGATAGTATATCTGTATCTTGACCACCAACAGCTTTAGAAACATTTTTTGTACCTGTATCAGGTTTATCAATTAGCGCTACTTGGTCATTTGATAATCTTTTCTTAACACTATTTACCATAGATACAATTTTTTCTGCATATGTTGTATCTGTTGCATATCCAGCATTTTTTAATTTTGTACCAAATTCTTCAGGTGTCTTTGATCCAAAAACACCTTTATATCTGGCGTTGTTTGTTAGAAAATCAACATATCCTGAAATAGCATCTTCTGGTGAACTAAATGATTTAAACAAATCTTTAACACGAACTTTACCACCACCAAGGTCTTTAATGAACCAACCTTTATCTTTATAGAACTGAATTTGTGCTTTAGTTAAATTTGCTTCTGTTGTATCTACAAGACGTTGTGGTCCTTTTCCAAAAGATTTTATACCAAAATAATTATAATCACCAGTTATTTTAGTGCCCCATGAACTTTCAATAGCCCATTGACCAAGAAGTGCAAGAGGGGGAACATCCATTTTTTTAGCTGCAGCAACAGTGCCTTGCCATAAAGAATTAATCCATGCTTTTGCATCTGCAACTTTACCCTTTGATGAAGAGCCTTCTTCCCACTCTCCAGTTTTCGCAGGTGCTGTTGGTACTGGTTCTTGTTTTATCGTAGGTGTAGTTGGTACTTCTTTTGGTACTTCTTTGTTTAATACTGATAGTCGTTTATTAACATAAGGTAAATAAACTTTTGGAACAGCTTCAAGTTTTTCTTTTTTCTGATATACAGCATTAACCCAAGAGTTTATATTGGTATCGTTGATGGCAAACCATTCTGGTGTACCTTCTTTTGGTTTTACGGGAACAGGCTCTGGTGGTTTAGGTGCTGGGTGTGATTCTTGTCCTTCATAAGGATTAACTACATTACCAAAACTTTTAGGTATAGCAGATGGTTGCTCAGGTCTTGGTGTTTGTGATGCATATGGATTAACAACTGCGCCAAAAGATTTTGGTACAGCATTTGGTTGTTCAGGCTTTTCAGTTTTAGCAGCTGGTGCAGGCGCTGCTACAGCATCTCTAACCCTTTTTGGTAATATAGGAAGAACTTTTTCATTTAAAAATTGCTGAGTAGAACCTGCAATTTTTTGTTTAATTGCATTTATTTTTTCGTAATACTCAATAACTTTTTTGATTTTTTCTTCTTCAGAATTTAAATGCTCAATATCTTTTACTAATTGTTTTTTTAATTCAACTTTTTTTCTATTCTCATTTGCAAGATTTGTTATATACTCTGCTTCTTTTCTTTCAGCTTCTTCTGCTGCTTTTTTTTCTTTTTCAATTCTAATTTGCTCTTCATCGACTTGTTTATCATATTCAGCTTGTTTACTTTTCATATCAAAAGTTTTACCAAGCGACTTCAAATATGGTTCAATAAAATCAGTCAATGTTTTATTTACGAAATCAAAAGACTTCGTTAAAACATCTTTAATTTTAATCCAAAGACTTCCCAACCAATCAGTGAAAATATAAATCTGGTCTGCTATATCTTTGGTGTCAATTAGACCAAATGTGAGACCACTAAAAATACCAGAAACGGCACCAACAAACCAATTACCTTCACGGTCGGTTCTAGTCATTTCTTCAATCGCACCATCAACAGCATCCCATAGTATAAAACCAATAGTTACGATTAAACTACCAATACCTAAAGTTCCAGCTCCCGCTGCAGCAATAGTTGCTGCTCTTGCAGAGAATTTTGCTAGTGCTTTTCCACCTAGTTTTGGTATAAGTTTTTTTAATCCATTGCCTATTGCTTTGAGTACAATCTTTCCTTTTTCAACAAGGAATTTTCCTAAATTTTTTGCTTTCTCTTTAAACCAATCGTTAAGTATTTTTCTAAAATCAATTTTTTTGAGAAATTCTGTTATTAATTTTTTATACTTGTTATATGCTCGATAAATTTCTTTAAAAGTTTTATCATGTCTTAATTTTTTTAAAACTTTTGCTTTAATGTCCCGAATGAACTGCGTTACTTTTTTTCTAAAAGCTTGTCTTACTAGTCCACCCTTTGGTCCACCACCATCATCCGAATCTTGTTTTTTCACCTTAGAATCAATGTATTTGTCTTGGCGAACTTTGAAATTTATTTCTCTTTGGTCTTGCTTGAGGAAATGTGCATCTTCTTTTTCTCTCGCCTCGATGCCAAATGCTTTTACCAATCTAATGATATTTTGATTGGTTACATTTAAGTCATGGGAGATTTTACCTAGTGATAGGAAATTTTTGGCAGTTTGTTGTAATTCTTTATCAACGCCAAAACTTTTACCCAAACTAATTTTGGATAAAAGAACTTTCTTAACATCTGCACCTATGGCTTTAGAATCCATATTTTATTAGGGTGTAGATGGTTGTAAATATTTTTCAACAAAATCAGTATTATAAGCATCCGCTATTTTAGTTGATGGGCTTCCAGTACTTCCTTTGTTGTTATTTACTGTAGACGAATTCACTACAGTGCCTGCATCTGGTGCAGAATCTAACCTTTGCCCCTCTGCAACATCGCCAGATATTTTTCCTAATTGTGAACCAGAAGTTTTTGGTGTCATCGTATCTTCTGAACTTTTTTCACTAACTTCTGTTGGTGATATATTGGCACTGGATGTACTTGCTGATGCAGCCTCTCCACCAGAACCTGCACCTCCAGATAATGAACTATCAGATACTGAAGCACCACCACTTGGCATCTTTATATCCATAGTGTTACTGATTGGGCTTGCTGACTGTACCTGTGGTGTTGTAGATTTTGTTAATTTAATAACAGTATCAGCATCAACACCATTTTGTGTTAGTGTGGAACGAAGTAGGGGTTCTTCTACAGGATTACCTTGTGCATCTGAAAACCCTGTTGGTGATTTAGCATCAGGTTCTATACCAAACACTTTTAATAACTTAACAGCATCTTCTTTTGTCTGAATAGTATTATTTGGTGCTTCTTTAGAGGGCGCTTTAGTTTTTTCTGCTGTACCTTCTGATTCGCTTTGTGGCACTACAGTTGGTTCAGTAGACTTTTCTGGTTCAGTAGAAGTCTTTGATGTACTTCCTGTAGTTGTGGATTCTTCAGAACTTTTTTTCGTTGTAGGTTTTACTTTTTCTCGTTTTGAAAATGGTCTAAAACCAGGTATAGTGATATCAGGAAAACTAATTGATAGACTTGACGGCATATCAATACCAGCAGCTTTTGCTGCTGCAATCAATGTATCTGGTAATGGCATATCAAAACCAAATTTTGAAAGTGGTATAGTAAATTTATCCCACCCAATATTTTCTGACATCCAGTTTGCTACACGGTCAAACATTTCAGTGAAGAAAGTTACGATAGGTTTTAAATCGTCAGAAAGACTTTTTAAATTTTCTCTTAATTCTTTTTCACCAAATAAACCACCAGTAATAAATTCTAAAAGTTTGCCTATACCTTTTAACAAAGTATCTTTAACAATATCAGTTTGAGTTATTGCTTTCCATCCATCAGTTATTGATTTGAATAATGATTCAATCCACTCCATTGGATTAAAATGCTGTTTGAACCAATCTGCAATATCACTACCAATCGTAATTGCAGCTCCGATTGCAGTTATTATTCCCCAAAAAATTAACTGTGATATTTCTTTTGCTTTAGTCCAAAGCCATTTTATGATGCCACTATCATCATCTTCTTCTTTAGGTTTCTTTTTTGCATTTTTATTTTTGCCATCTGTCTTATCTTTATTGACAGTTACTTTTGTGGCAGTTTTTTTTCTTGAAGCTTCTAATTCAGCTTCTCTTTGGTCTTCAGTTTTGAAAAATTTATCGGCTTTTGTTGCTGCACTTTTTTTATCATTCGCTTTTAATTTAACCAACTTAACAACATTTTGGCGAAGAACATTAACATCTCTTGCCATACCTGGAAGCGCAATAGAATTTTTAGCTATAATTTTTAAAAAAACTAAACTTTCTTTACTGATAGTTGAGGCTTCTTCATTATCTTTTTCACCAGGTTGTTTTTTTGTTTTAATTTTAGAACGAACAAACGATGAGAAAATATCGGAACCACCAAAAAAAGAGTGCAAAGCTTTATCTCTATTAGGTTCTTCACCTTTAGATTTTTTAGGTTTGCTTTCTTTTAAATAATCATTTAAAGATTTTTTTAATGATGCCATTTATTTTCTTTTCGTTTGTTTTTGCAATTCTATTCTTTGTTTTTCTTCCTCAAGATGCTTAACTAATAATGCCAAATAAATGTTTCTCTCCCACGGCAACATATTTTCAAGTTCAGTCAGACTATATTTGTGGTATTGCATTAAAGCAAAATTAGTCTGATAGTAATTGCTCAGTGTATCATATCGAAATGTTAAGCGAAAAAATTTTGTAGACCCCTTACAACAATATCTTCTTCATATCCACATTTCGTACATTTGAAATGTAAATCTTTTTTGATTTCAGGCATTGTATCAAAGAATACTTTGATTTTTTCTAAATGCGGCTGTTGTAAGTTATCAATAAATTCTTCTAATTCTTCTTTTGGAGTATCTTTTGCATAGTAAAGATTATCGTTGTCGTAGATATAATCTACGCAGTCAACCAAAATTGACATCATAACATCTTTTTCATCCATGTCTTCATACTTCTGAATCATTTCAAAAGTTGGATATCTAAGGCATACACCAAGATTATCGGTAAGTTGAATTTTGTTTGAATGTTTTTCGTCTTTTGAAGGATGTACTTCCAACAAATTCAATTTGAATTCAACTGAATTGTTACAAACTTTATCTTCATTCTTTTCATCTTTTACTGTGTTGTTGCATTTATATTTTAAATCAACAACCTCTTCTACAGACCTTGCACGAAGATTCATAAACAAATACTCCAAATCAAATGTCGGAATATTGTCAATATCAATTTCATCCAAGACACAATTTTTTAATACTTGACGTATTACACCAATTGTTTCTTTTTGGTCTTCATTCTCTGAAGCCATTAGGAAAAGTTTTTGTTCTTTAACTAAGAACGGACGGAATCTTACTGGTTTATTTGTAGAAACTAAATTCACAGTATAAATTGGTACATCTATTTTTGGTAACATAATAACCTCGCTTGTTTAATGTTTAATTACAGGGCACGACCTAATGGTAAAATTCTTGACAGACCTGTACCAAGGAGAGCAGTTGCAGCACCTGCAAGGTCGTAACTTCCTTCGTAAATTGGTCTATATCTTTGATAGGCAAATTGAATTGAAAGACGATGAAAACCATCTTCACCCCAACTCAAAGCTTGTGGTGCAATTCCTATTGGAAAAGCATCTATCAATTCTACTGCAAAAATTTGTTTGATAAAATCATCGTATTGAATGATTTTAATGTTTGTCATATATCTTGTCGTATCACCTTTTGGGAAACGCATATTATTTGTGTCAGATGGTTGAATTGCTTCCATCCAACGCTCAAATAATTTTCTTTCATAGAATTCATTTGTACACAAAAAAGTTAATGATGTATCACCGTATTGTGTTTGATATGGTACTTTAAATGTTGGACCATAAATCTTAACATCAGCAGTTTGAAATGTTCTGCCTGGTAATTCAGCTGATTCACACTGTAATGCTAAATATCTTGACATGGCAGAATTTGCGCCTTGTGAAGCACCACCTTTGCCGCCAATTGCAGTACTTATTGCATCCGATACATCACTAAAAATAGAGTTTGGAAAATTCAATATTTTTTCAAGTATTGAACTACCAATAAAAGTATTAATGTATGTGGGAATAGGAAGAATAACTTCAAAACGGGAAGGTTTTGCAAGTCCGTCTTTTGCCCTTACATTAGATAAGAATAGATTTGGTGAGAATGCCATTAGAATTTTTTCCGAGAATCTGCGTAAACTTTACTTGTCTTTGCACCAACAAATGATTCAACTGGTAACAATGCAGCTATGTCCCATTCATCTGCGGTAATTTCTAAAAATCTAGATTCAATTTGAGTAAACAAATATCTTTTGATACATGGGGTTGCTTCAAATATTTTTGATGCTGATGCCAAATATCTATAATTAATTTTGAATTTAGTTTGTTCATCATATGTGTCATTAGTCATTGTATCACTTAACTTATTCAATAAAATTATTCGGTATTTTGGATGAATGTAGTGAAGATTTAATCCTAAAAACCCATCATCATATCGTTGAATTGGAATGACTAAAGGGAACCTATCATAATAAGGCATTGTTTCTTTTGTCTTTGGATCGTAGAAATAAAAATACATTCGCCCAATCATGGACTTATTTTTAAGTCTATCTCTATCTTTCATCAACTTAGCAGGAGTAGGTTTTAAGTCTTTTACTTTTGACTTTAGCCATGCCCTAGAAGCATTTGTTCTAGGAACAAGTCCTTCTTTTGCAAGTGATGTTTTGATTCTATCAATTAGTTTAGTAGCCATCTTCTATTTATCTTAAATGCCAAGGTCTTTTTCAGTCAGTACTTTAAAATGCCACCCATGTTCTTTACAGAAAAGGTCTGCGGCTCGCCATTTTTCTTGATTGATTGCGTATGTTGCCGATTCTTGGATAAAGCGTGCAGTTTTGCGTCTACGAACAGGCTCTTTTGTTTGAGACTCTGGTTTTACTTCAAGTATCATCGTTATCTCTTTGCCGTTCTTTTGTTTGATTTTGACAATGAAATCTGGAAAATAACGATGCACTTTTTGGTCAATAGGTGACTTATATGGTATTGGAAGTTCTTCGGACGCCCACCAAATGACATTCGGGTTATCATCTAACCACTTCATAACTCTGACTTCCCATGAAGAACGATAGACAATGTTTTCTGCATTGCCGTTATATTTCTTTGGGTTTTTGGGGTGGAACATTCCTTTATATGACATAAATACTATCTATACCACCTATTAGGAATAA